GCCATAGCACCACGATGTCTAGTTGTTTCTCCTTGATAATTATATTCAAAGATATTTATACCAGATGGAGATTTACCAATATGTTTAATGTTTTCTTTTAATGCAACGTCTGATAAGGCAGCCACAGCTGTACCAACAGTTATTGCATTAGATACATTACTAAAGAACGAACCTAAACCAGGACCACCTATTCTAGGTGCAGGGCCAGGTGCAGATAATTGCGGACCAGCTCCAGTTTTAGGTAATGATAATCTAGGAGCAATAGCTACTTTAGCAAAGGCATCACGATCAGCATGTGCCCATTGAGATTGAATTGCACCCTTTCTTTGCCTATAAGCAGATTGAACACCACGTAAGTTTTCATCTAGCATAAGCTGTTCAACTCCAAAATTACCTAAGGAATTAATTAAGTTTGCTCTTTCTTTAGATCTATTAGTATTACCCATACCAGCTGCTAATTGGTTGCCTTGTACTTCCATCAATTCACGAAGCATTTTGTTTTTACCAAAAGCATGTATCGTGTATTGCTCATTAAGTACGCGCTGTTCTTGAGCATAAGCTTGTAGAGCAGATTCAGCATTAAGGCCAACCTGTTCTCTATATTGGCCTAGTTGTTTATCATATATTTCAACAGTTCTCTCATTATGAGCTTCGATCATTAACTTCTCGAACTCAGTACTATAAGCATTAGAAGCAGCTTGATTAGCAAATGCTTTACGTTGTTCAGCTGCTTGTCTGTCTGCAGCTCTTTGTTGATTGTCTGATTGTTTGTTGCTGGACATCATACCGCCGATTAAGGCAGCACCACCTGCTATCCAACCCCACCTCATTTCTATACCAGAGTCAGCTAGTATCTTTTCATGGGGTTTGATATTATACATCGCCATTTCGGCGTCATTAATAGGGACGCCAAATTCATTAAACATAATTAACCTCCTTATTATGCACGTTGATAAGTTCTAGCATTATAGTTACCCTCCCAATTCATTCCTAATAAACAAACTGGTAAAGGTGTGTCACCAACAATGCTTAAGGATACGTTCTCATTACGTTGATATACAGGTACATCATGTACACCCTCAGCTGCCATACTTACATCATTTGCTGTATAAGTATAAGGTTGTATAACACTAACTGTATGTATTCTATCTGGAATACCAGTTAGATTTACATTATATTTCACTGGCCCACTAAGTCCAGTAGATACTTTAATCCTATGTAAAACAAGATCTGAAGTATAATCAGCTGCTACAGCTTCACCTGCAGGCTTAGTTGGATAGAATTTAGGTAAATCAACTGTCATAGTATATATGTAACCAATGATAAGGTTCTTACCTCTATAATCTCCATCAATATCTACATACTCAGATCCTGCTGAACCTCCTACAGTTGGGTATAATATAGCACCAACTGATGCTTCAGAAGCACCAAGAGTACCACCAATGTATCCACCTAACGCTACAATAGTTAATGTCTTACCTGTTATATGAGTGAATGGTAAGAATACTCTAGTCTTTCCAGTAAGCTGATTATAAGTTCTATATGGATTAGCTTGCCACATATCCATACATACATCTGTTTTTTCACCAGTAGGTAAGGTTAAGAAACCAGTATCACTAGCTTGTCTTAAGTCGTATGAATTTACATATACATTAGACCCATCTGCTACAACAGCATAGAAGGTACTTACATCAAAGAATTGATCAATAAGATTACCTGTTAAATCCCACTTATACCAAGTAGAAGCACGTCTACCTTGTGGCTCGTTTAATGCTCTATATTGATATAATCTATTTGTACCAGTCTGTCCTATAGAGACTATGCTCATGGCAGCTGATCCTGCTATATTATCTACAGTAGAAGGAATAAGTTCAGGTACAACTCCAGATGTATTAAACATATCAGGAGGATCTGTCAAACTAATTCTGAATAACTCAAACATCCGAGCCCATAAAGGAGTCTTAGATATAAAGCCTAAGGACGTACCTAGGTTAACTGCTTCTATTTTTGTATCAGCTTCATAACCAGCTAGTGTATTGATTTTAGCTGTTTCTGGTGATAAGATGTCAGAGTCTGTAGACAACAAGAACTGTTCATTATCACTGAATAGAACTAAACCTGCACTAACTGTCTTAACATAGTTCAAGAATACTGGTGTAGTTGAAGATGCAGATACATCAATTGGATCGTCTGCTGCTGCAACTTGTGCTGATCCTACAAAGAAATCAAAGAAGGAAGCAGCTTTACTCATAACAACTGTATCTCCAGTAAGGAAACCAAAGCGGTTCCTAAAGAAGAACATATTACGAATAGTACCACCTATAAATGATGGATCAGGATTAGTTATTTCATCTCCTACATCTCTTTCTTCCCAAGTAACTGGGTCATATTCAAAAGATCCATCAGCCTGCCTGACTAATTGGTGAGGCATTGTGGCTGGATCTAGTTTATATTTCATACCAGGAGCATTGGATTCTTCCCATACACCTGGTCCAGATGTAGCAGAGTTACTCGTTGTAAATTTTACGTATATATCATCTTCAGCTACATTAGCACTATTAACTACTTTTACTTTATAACCATTATAACATTGTATAGGCAGTTTACCTACATTAGATATTTGATCTTGGAATGCATAAATAGCATCTTCTTGTGAACCACCAGATACGGAAACACTGAAAGCACCACTACTAGTAACATAGATACCAGGACCTACGGTAACTGCAGTGTAGCTAGCATGTCCATCAATAGAGGCCTGTAAGGCTGCTGTAATAGTTGTAGCATCTGCATCACCAGCTGTGATGTCTTGTGGTGTCGTGTGGCTAAAAGAGTGAGACCCACCTAATGTAACATTATATGTGTTGTTATATGCAACTACATTAATAACAATAAAAGCAGCATGTGGTGAAGCTGCTACTACATCAGCTGTATAAGCAACAGTCTTCGCTTTATTTAAGACAAAGGTGTAATCGTTAAGGGTTAGTAATTCAATATCATCAGCAGTAGCATCTTTTAAATAAGCAGTACCTGGGACACTGGATATATTACAAGCTGTTACCTCTGAATCATAGTTACCTTTAGCAGTTGCTTCAGCAGTTACAGCATTGTCATAATTAGTTTGTGCTGTACCCATTGCAGAAGTAGTTGTTGTTAACTGAGCCTGCGTATGAGTAGGAGAATTTATTTCAATTAGTTTAAATATTTTATGTTGATTAGCAGCTAATAAAGGATGCTCATTAGTTACATCAGAACCTTTCTTCCAAGTTAATTCTGTAACTTTAAATTTAGCATTACCTCCTCCACCAGTAATAGTAATGATTTCGTCTTTTTTATATCCAGTAGTAGCAGTATACGCACCACCAGATTTAATAATTTTTGTAGTAGAAATAGTAACAACTATAGCTGCTGCGCCTCCACTACCTAACGATGCATCTGCAATCGTTATTGTTTCACCAGCATAATAAGCACTACCTCCAGATACCAGTGTAAGAGTAGGCTTTCCTAAAGTATCAACATCAACATCAAACATAGCACCAGTCCCAACTTTACTAGCTGTACCAGTAACATTAGTATAATGTCCTATTGTCCTACTTGAATCAGTTACTCCATTATGTGTGTAAGTAGCTATAGTATTAGTATCAGATGGTGTTGCTTCAGGTTCTACTTTATGAGCAGTATCAGTTGAAATATCAACAACTAATCCTGTACCTGAACCAGCAGATGTAGTACCATATCCTAGTTGTACTACCCTAAGTTTAGCATTACCACCTCCGCCTGAGACAGTTATCTCATCATTAATTTCATAATTATTACCAGGTGCGTTTACAACGGCTGCTGTAATTGCTCCTGCAACTGCAGTTGTATTAACAGTTAAAGCGGTTCCACCTCCTGTTGTTGCTACACCTGTTGCACCAGTATATCCACTTCCACCTACTGTTACTGCTAATTTATAAACAGAACCAGTTACAATTTTATCAACTATTATTTTACCTGCAGTTCCACCAGCGACGGTTAATTCGTCACCTACTTTATATCCTTGACCTATTGCATTAATAGTAACAGTTGCCAACGCACCAGCTGACACAGTAGTTGTTAATGTCATACCACTACCAGTTCCACCAGATGTGGCTGCTGCAGATACTGCTGAATAACCAGAACCTGCTGCACTGATATGTATTTTATTACCAGGACCTACACCAATACCTGTACTATAGCCTGAACCTTCTGCAGTTTGTTCTAACTTATAAACAGGTCCAGCTATGCTACCAGCTGAAGTACTAATTGTATTAGCATTCTTTTTAATAGTATAAGTATCTCCAGTCTCTTGTTGGAATATACCATCTACAAGTGTTTCCGTCTGCACACCGATTCCAGTATCATAATCAAATGTGGTACTAAACGAATCAGTTTCAGTGAATTCTTGTCCATCATCTGATTCTTGCCAAGCAGATTGAGCTGTATTTAATGCAGTTGTTTTTGCTGTAGTATCAGCTGTAGCTACATTATAAGCAAGTAAATCTGTTTGTAAATTAGTATAGTTACAACCACCAGGTACACCAGTAGTAGTACCCATATCTACTTTACGAGGAGTACCATCTGAAAGATCCCAGATTCTAAATAGATCATTATCATACTGACCTACATATTTTTCATTCTCATCTCTAAGAATAGAGAACCACTTACCAGTGGAAGTAGCGTTATATAATTTATCTGTTAATTTTCCACCTGGTCTCTTTAACATACCTAAAGCATAATCAGGGAAAGTATTAACAGCATCATTCACTTGAGACAATTGCTTCTTTTTATCAGGTTGCTGAGAAATACCTTGTAAAAAATTAGGTATGTTTTGAGTAATTGAGCTCATCGTTTCAGTGCTAAATAAGGTTGATAACTGTTGTGATAATCTTCTTCATCACGCCAACCAAAGAACGAGAAGTCACCTTGCTTGGTTTCGTATTCCAGTGCTGCAGCTCTTGCTACTAATTCACTTTCTTCTAATAATTGATAAAGATTAATATCGCCTAACATACGACTAGCGCATAATTTGGCTGCTCTTGCAGTAATAAATTGTTGTACTGCTGGTGGTATATCTGGAAAATCAAAATACCATACAACATCTACCGTCAGGGTAAGAGGATCTGTCCCGTCTTTCCATAGGAAGGTATGGTCATGACGGTCATAAAGCTTACCATCACGACGTATAGGATCATAATCGTCGAAATTTGTTGACTTAGTAGTGTCAATTGATAATGCATTTTGAGGATATACAATTTCATAAGTATTTGAATCAGCCACTAGTTCATAGTGATGTTCAGTATTAAAAGTCCAACCTTCCGATTGTACTTGTTTGTTTACTTCTCTGAGTGTATTTAGGACTATAGCAACTTCAGGGTTCTGAAGATCAAGTGTGGTGACAGGAGCCTGTCCCACTGAGCTTAATATTTGATTAACAGCATCCAGTTCTGTGGACACAGCATAAGTAGGATAGGACATATGAATTTATGTGAATAAAAAAAAGGAGGGT